GCCATTGGCAGGGTCTACTGGACCGGAGTAGCTGACAACGCCGGTGGCGGCCTTGCTGATGTTGGTGATGGTGATGGCGGCTGCCAGGGCGGTTTGTACGTCAACGCCAACGTTTGTCCAGAAAATGGGGGTCATGATGAATGTCCTTCAGGTTGGTAAAAGTGAACCCGCCGCCGTGGCGTGCCGGATTTGATAAGTGAGGGTGACGCAGGCGGTGTTGTCGCCGTCCACATCAAAGTCATAAGCCACTGTGCTGAGGGTGAGGTCGCCAACCAGGCCGCCCAGGCTGCGGTTTTGATACAGCCGGGTGGCTGCGTCTTGCAGCAGGGTGTCGACCGCAACGTCTGGCGAAACAGAGGCGCCCGATCTGGCATAGCACTCCACCGTGACCGATGTAGCCCAAATGCCGACCACGCCCTGCCCCACACTGGTGTCAGCCTCTGCACCCAGGGGGCGCACCACGATGGCAGTGGCGCTCTCTTTGGCGATCGGGCGCAAGCGCACCCGGTCAACCTGTGCCGACACGGCAGGCGCGGCCTGCAGCGCTGCCACAACCGCGCCCACTACGGATGCAAAGGCGGTGCTCATGCGGTCTCCAGCACCAGGCGGCTCAGGCCCGTGCCATCAGGCTCGTGCGCGCCCACCACATAAGCAACTGACCCCACAGTGACCGCGCTGCCAACCGGGTTGGCAGGCACATCGCTGGTCTTGAGGGTGATGGCGGGCTGGCTGCTGGCCATGCCCATCAGGCCCACGTTGCCCAGCGCGTAGCCGTTGTCGAAGATGGCGTCTACTACAGACCCGCCAACAATGATGACCTCGTTTGTAGAAAGCCGTGACACGACCGCCCGGTTGAGACGGTTGAGGGCGGCCGAAAACAGGGCAGACATTGTTGCTGGTCTGATAGACGCTTCGATTTAGGTCGCAACCGGCAGGTATTGGCCGAGCTTGATAGCCACAGTTGCGGACGGGTTGGCAGCAGCCTCTACCGCCACACCCACGCACTGCTGCGAAGTGGTGGTTTTGTTGACGACCTTGTTGGTGGCGTCCCAAAACACGCGATCACCCACGGCAATGGCCAGGGCGCTGGTTTTGCCAATGGTGACGACGCCTTCGGTAATGAATTCACCTGCGGTGGCGTTGGCCGTGTCGTTGATGGCGACTCCAAACAGGCCAGCGCCGAAGAGGTAGCCAACGCCGCTGGCGACTGCTGCGGCAGGGGTCAAGGTGAGGGTTTCACCCTCTTGCTTAAAAGTTTTCATGGTGTGTGCTCTGAAGTGGGTGGGTGGGCTACCGGTGCCATGCTTTTGGCTGGCCCCGGTGGTGCGCTATCAGGCCGTGGCTTTCAGCAGGCCACGGTAGTCAACGGCTTTGGCTGCAAAGTCGAGGCGGCATTTGTAGGAGACGCCGTCTGTCTCGAACCCGATTTCGGATTCGATAACCGGGCCTTCTGCGCCGTCGAGGTAGCAATACTCGACCGTGTCGACCTGGCTGTTTGCGGCGGCCAGATACCAGGCGGTGGAGCTGTTGGCGTCCAGCACGGGCTCAACTACGGGCGTTACGGCTGTGCGGCCACCGGCACGGAATTCGTTGATTTCCGCTTTGGTGCTGGGCACGTAGTTGGCGCTGGTGAGGTTGTAGGCGGTTTGCTCCAGCGCGGCGGGCACGATGAGGAAACTTGGAGCCAGGTTGAGCTCTTCGGACTGCAGGCCCTTTTGCAGGCGCATGGCAGTGCGGCCAGCAGTCAGCGTGCCAATGGCCAGCGCGCTGCTGGTGAGCAGGTTGGCGTGGCCGCCTGCGGTGGTGACGGCAGTGGCGTTGAACAGCGCGCCGGTGTCTGCCAGGGCCGCGTTGGCGGTGAGCTGGGCGTAGACGGTGCGGTTTTCCAGGCGGCGGGCGGCAAAGCCAAACGCGGAGACCATGCGCTCGAAGGCGCGCAAGTCGTCGTTCACGATGGCTTGGCGTGTGAGGGACACGATGCGACCGTAGGTCAGCATGGCGTAGGTCTCGCCGCCGTCGGACATGGCGCCGTATTTGAACTCGCCGGCCTCATTGGTTTGCAGCAGATCGGGCGCGCCGGCCAGCTGGACCACGGACATGTTTTTGAAGTCGGGCGCGTTGGGTGCGCGGCGAGCCCACAGGGCGTAGGTGCCTGCGTTTTCGTCATACGCGCTGCGCAGGCGTTTGTTGGCCACGTTGGCAAACAGGCTGCTGAAGTCGCTGGTGCCCATGGGGCCACCGGCGCGGAAGTTGAGCATGCGGCTAGCCAGGGTCATGCGGTCCAGGCCACGGGTTTGCTGGCCATGGGCCTCCAGGAAGTCGCGGCCCATTTCAATGAGGCTCAGGCCCCGGTACTGGCGGCCATTGTCGTCCAGCTGGGTGTTGGCGGCAATGCGATGCAGGATGGCCTGCTCGATGCCAGCCATGCGGGTGGTCATCTCATCGCGCACGGTTTCAATGCGGCCCACATTGCGGTGGCCACCCGATGCGCTGTCGCGGCGGGCAAGTTCGTCAAGCACCGCGCGGCTGGCTTGTTCGACCGTGTTGCCGGCGCGAATCATGTTTGCAGCGAGCTGTGACACGCCGTGGCGTGCGCAGAGGTCGGCAATGTCGGCAGCGCGGGTGTCGGCGGCTGCGGGGGCAGAGACCGGTGCAGCTGCAGGTGCAGCAATGGCTGCGGGCGTGAGGGTTTGGGCCGGGGCGGTGGTGCCGCCGTCGGCGTTGGTGTTACCAGGCATGGAACGTCCTTCTGTAGTTGGGGTTGGGGTTGCGGCGGAAATGCCCACCGTGGGCGTTAACTCGGTTATGGCGCAGGGGTAGCTGCGCACTTCATGGCCGGATGCGTCTTGCAAGCGGCCTGCGACACTGCGGACTTGGCTGTCCATGTCGGCAGGGATAGGGGTAAGGCTGACCTCCATAGGGGTCCAGCGGGTGACGCGATAGGTCCACATGCCGGTGAGTTGGGCAGGGGCGATCATTTCGATGGCGTCGCGCACGTAGCCGACGCTGACGTTGCGGATAACGCGGTCTTCAAGGTCTTGGACGATGCCGCGCACGGATTCGCGACGGCTGAGCTGGCTTTGCACCACGCCTTCACCGTTGCTGATGGTGGGCTGGTCGCACACGCCGATCTGGTCTTCCAGGCTGTAGGCGCTGTGGCTGTTCAGCAGCGGGGCGCCACGGACCAGGCGCTCGGTATTGATTGCCTCGGCAGAGACTTCGAGTTGTTCGATGTAGTAACGGCCGTTTTGCCAGTCATAACGACGCACTGGAGCGCCAGTAGTGAAGACCAGCTCGAACCGGGCCGCGGGGGCAGATTCACCGGCAGCAGCGTCGGCGCGGGTGACGTTGCGCACTTCCATTTGCAGGCCCACCAGGGGCATGTCGGCGGTGCGCGTTTGGATGGATGTTTGTGATGGCATGCACGGCACTTTGCCGTGGTAGCTGTTCCATTTCCATAAAAAATGGGACGATTTTCAACTTCTTGGTTATGCGGAGACAATCCGTCGCCACGGCATCCCCGGCTTATCCCCAGAACACGCCAGCCAACGGTAGTTCAGCCTATCCAACGGCAGCACCTGTGTCTGCCTGTTGCAGAGAATCTGCCCCTCAGTCTCAGCCACCAGATGCGCGTCTGAGTCTTCGGTCAAGCACAGAACAAACCGCGCTGTATGTCCGTTCTCTCGCAGCTTGTGGACAAATGCCGCTGCTGCGTCCTCGCAGTCGCCAAGGCCACCATTCATGTCCAGCTCTTCCAGCGTCTGCCAGTAGTCCTCGGTCTGGAACAGAACCTTGTCCGGTGTGTAGTGGAACGTACGCATCACCTGAGCGAAGATTTCTTCAACAGTCATGCCCACGCGCCCTCGCGTCTACGCACCCCTGCGGCGTTGTGATCTCGTCGCCAAGGACGAATTGCCGTGGTGCGCATCCGGTAACGTGCAGGAAAAGCACGGTCACGATTGTAACGAGGCCGATCAGGATCAAACTGCGGATTACGTGCTTCATACTCGCCAAGGCCAGTGCAGCCACAGCAACCAAATCGCAAGCGGGGTCATGGCAGAACCTCCTGCACCGGGTCAGGTATCACCCCCGCAACAAACGCCTCGCAATCCGCAAGCGTAGGCGGCGTCATGTCAGACCACCGTGCCGCATAGTCAGCCGACACAGCACCGTGAAGCAACGCCGGGTCGGAGAGCATGGCCTGCGCTTGGTCGTAAAACTCGGAGGTGCATGGCGTTGACGTTGTGATGGTGTCGCCATCGATCTGCCACGAGTCTGCACCGCCAACATCCACGTCCATTGCTCTTGAAATGGCTTGCGCGATGGGCAGCAAAGAGGCTGGAAGGCGTATGGATAGAGTGCGGTTGTAGGCGGTCATATCGTTACTCCAGCCAACTGGCCAACAAGACGTTCAATCGCGGCGACATCCTGCAAAGCAAGCGTCCCTTTAATCGGCAACACACCCCCCATATCCCCGGCTCCGTAGTTGCCTACAGCCGCAAGCTGCAAAGCGCCGAGCGTTGCGTGAGTCACAGTCGTTGCGCCCAGCGTGGTAGACACTGTGCCGATCTGCACACCATCAACGCGCACGACACGGACACCAGCGACATTCCATGCCGTGATGATGTGATACCCATCAAACAGATTCACGGACC